GTTGCAGGGTCTTTGATAAAGTCTGCTACTTTGAGGAGTCCCTCTAGTTGCTTCGCTTCGTCGGTGGTCTTGTTCTGTTCAGCATCTATCTCGAAGTCAAAGACTGCTCGAGCTTCGTCCCAGATAATCTCTAGTTCGTTGGTAGGTTGCCCCATCTCGTCGAGAGGGAACTCTAGGCCAGCTTTTTGGAGGCGGTCGCGCTCTTCGTCGGATAGTTTGAGGAGGTCGCGGCCCTGCATGTTAGCGAAGTGAGTGTTAATCATGCTCTTTGCGACGGCTTCATAGGTCATGTAGAGGTTGTCCTTGAAGTCTTCATCGTCGATTGAGAGGCTCGCCTTTTGGAACGCCACACCTGCTGGAGTCTTTGAGTACTGAGGGTCGCCTGAGTCTGCACCACCGATAGAGGTATCACCTGTCGGGATAAGCTGGTTGAGTGAGGTCTTGTACATGGAGATACGCGCAGGCAACTGTGAGTAGACTTGGTTGCTAATTTCTTCACGCTTAACAATAGCTTCACCCGTAATCCACTGGGCATCCTGAGCGTACACCCCGATAGAGTCGAGGTCTGCTGAGTCGATGTTGCCGCCGATAGATACTGGAGGTCGGAGTCCGATTTGCGTTGCGAGTACGTCCGACTGTCGCATGTAGTCGAGGACGTTCTGGGTTCCACCGGCAAGCTTAACAATCCCTGTTCCATAAGGGTTTACGAAGTCTTGGTAGCAGTAGAGGAAGTGAATCGGTACGTCGCCAGATGGGTCTGGGTTGCTCCACTCTCTTGCTGTACGCTTCTTGTAGAACATCTTAAACGGTGCGTCTTGTCCACGTTGAACCGCGATGCAGAACTTCACGCCCTTTTGGACAACCTTAGCGTTGTTGTGCTCGTCTTGAGCGTCGCGGCTGTCTTCGTCCTTAGAGTCGTAAGCGGCTTTGAGTACATCGAGCGACCATTTGTTGTAGCCGTCTTCGGGGTTCTCTTTGGCCTCTTTCATTTCTTTTTTGGCACGTTCAATCATGCTCTTTACCTGTGAGCGTGAGAAATAGACGTCCCAGAACAGGACATCGGAGTCATAGTCAGATACTTTGCCGGGTTCGAGTGTTACGTCCTGGGGCTGGGATACAATAAAGTCTGCGCCGGTATAGCGTCCACGCTCAACAAAGATAGTATTGAGTGGGACTGAGCCATAGATTGCGGCTTTGCGCACAGCGTCTTTCCATTTGCGGTGGAATGGCGCCTGTGAGTTCGCGTTGGGAATGATTTGTTTCTCCCACACGATATTGGCGAGTTCAGTAACCCATGCTTCGTCTGAGTTGGTAGCAGTTGCACGTCCGGTGAGAGCACTCGACACGATACGCTTAGGGAGTTTGTAGAGACTGGCAGCGAGTGAGCCGTCATTAACTTCGGGGAGTGCAGGGTCAAGACCCTCCATGAGGTCGTTGTCTGCAAGGCGTTCGTACTCGGGATAGCCCTGTCTCCAAATTGTAGATTCTTGCTTGCTCTGCTCTTGCAGGTCATAAAGCTCTGTATCGTCAGTTAGAAAAGCCACCGTGCTTCATCTTCCGTGGTAGGGTCGATGATACGGTGGCTACCTTATGTTCTTATTATAGCACAATCTGGGTGAAATTGGTACTAGCGTTTCTTGCCCAGCACTTCTTTCGATTCCGTCCACGTTTTGAAGATAGATCGTGGGATGTAATGTTCGTCGGTTTTGATAACCAGATGTAACTCGCGGGTCTTCTTGTTCGAGATAAGGTTAAGGCTCTGCATGACATCGGACAGGAATGTATCTCGGCCAGTCAAAACGCTCTGAGTGACATCACGCTCAAAGGCCGTGGGGTTCTCATAGAAACTCTCAGTCTCGCTGGTGATACTCCCGTCGTCATTCTTGTAGTATGTTTTTATTTTGCCGTGCGTAAACTTCTCTGACATATATCCCCCTATATATGGAACCGTGCGCGAGCGCGTGGTTGCCTATGTTTAATTTCTCGTTTTGGTCGTAGTCCCTCGAACCCGTATCGAACTGCATCGAGGAAGTGATTCCATAGGTCGATAGGTGTGTTGATGATAGTTCCTTCTTTGTCTGTCATCCACAAATAGTTACGGTACTCCTTTAGCCCATTGACTGAGCGTTTAGTGATGCTAATCTTTTGGTCTTGTACATACTGAATCCCGTGGTTGACTGAGCCTGCACCCTTAGTCACACCGAGGGCGTTGATACCGTAGAGCTTGAGCTCGTCGATACTCTTAGGCTCTGAGCTGTCGGCCATGACAAGTGCGTTCGGGAGATTGTTGAGGATGTCGGCTATCTGCTTGTTACTGAGCCCCTTGAGGTATGTCACTTCGTCGAGGATATAGCCACCGTTATAGCTGTAGATTGCCACAATCGCTGTCGGGTCGTTGGTATAGCCGAAGTCGAGGCCGTAGCGTTCGAGGCGAGCTTCGTGGGGTACAGAGTCGATAATCTGCCAGCCGGTATAGATGCGCCCCTCTGACTCACCGAGAAGTCCGAGGCCATACACCTGCCAAAATTGCTTGTTGCCTTTGCGTGATTCGATTTCATTGACGATAGATTCGCTCAGCCCCTCATTGTCTTTGTAGGTAAGGATGGTGAAGTCCACGTCCGGGCGCTTGTCGATGTAGTCGGTGTACATAAAAAACTCGGCGACCGGATTCCAGTCGGCAAAACAGTATTCTTTGGTACGGAGGAGAAGTTGTTCAAAGGCCTCTTGTGATACGTTGTTGCACTCATTGACGAATAGTCGGTCACGCCTCGGCCCGCGCACCTTGCCTGGTTGGTCGGCTGAAAAGAACTCTATTTTACTGCCAGTCTCAAAGGTGTAGGTATAGTCGGTCTTACTCCACCGAGAGTCTTGGTAGTAGCCGTGCTCCTGCATGATACTCAGGAAGTCACGCATCGCTCCTTTGCGTAGGTGCGGAAACGATTCAGATACAATACTCGTGAGCGTCGGCTTAGTGTCTGATTGCGCGTTGTCGATAAGGATTTGCAGGATCGCAATAGTTTTCCCGGCAGATGTGCCACCTGATACTGCACGAATACGCTTCTTGAGCGCGAGGAGCTTGTGGGTAGCGGTAGTCGCCTGATAGGGCATTACTGCTTGTCGTCCTCTATGCTTTTACCGCCGAGTATAGGCGTTGGCAGGTGGAACGTGTGTTCTTGCTTCTCGCTGAACTCTGCATCGGTCTTCGCTACGAACTTAGCGGTGTCTTGGCGTATCTTCTCGTCCTCTGAGTCTAGGCTCTTATCGAGCACCCTCTTTGCCTTTGCCACTAGGTTCTTTTTGTCAGTTGGCTTTCCGACAATCTCCGACACGCCATCTGCGAGCCATTTCAACTCTTTTTGCAGGATGCTTTCAGAGTATTCTTGTGTGTACCCTGCCTGAAGTCCACTTTGCAGCGCATTGTTGAAATACTTCGTGCCAGGTGTGAGATACAACCTGAGAAATACTGTCTGTCGCTGGTCTTCGAGGAGCTTCTTTGTCATCTCTAACTCTTTCGTATCTCAATTACAGTTATATCGCCTGGTTCATCGCTCTCGTCTACCATGAATCGTGGTGCTCTGGTCACTTTTACGTCGTAGTTGAATATACTACCGAGTAGGAATAATAATCGGTATCGTAGCGGTGGTTTTACATTTACATTTGCCATATGTCTTTGTTCTCCTGCGCGAGTTTATTCATGAGCCTATGGAGACGCGCCTCTTCCATTTGCTGTATGTAGGATTCTCGTTGATGTGATGTCATGAGCAATCGGTTGTGTCGTTTGATGTTCTCTGCTCGTTCTTCTGCAATAGCACTCGCTGGCCGTGGATAGTGAATCCTTGGCACAGCAATAGGAGTGTTAAGAAGATTGTCCACTTTTTACCCCTATTACAGACACATTGCTACTCATCTTTCGCCCCTTTTGTTAATGTCGCAAAATGTTGACTATGTGCCTTACCCATTCCAGCCCCAATTCCGCGCCCACATCTCCCTGGCGTAAACATCGAGTACCGTGTCAATTTCCTGTCGTCGTTCAGGGTTGCCAATTTTGAGCAGTTTGTAGCTTAGTGACTCGTACTGCTGGAGCATGTCGGCGTCTGTGAGGCTTGCAACAGTATCAGCCATACACGGCCACCAATAATACTGCGGTAAGTATGGTAAGTATAAGAATAAGTTTGTATAGTTGCTGCTTCACGGTTCACCCTTTTGTGCCGTACTCGTAGCC